GAGCATGTTCTCCCATCTCATCAAATTCAAAGTCTAAATTTTCAAATTTCATATTATAGATTTAATAAAAAAAAAGATAAATATTATTGTTTAATTTATCAGTTGTAATCAGGATTGCTGCCTGACCTATAGGATACTACCCTACTTATAATTAATTTGCATTGTTAATCTGTTCTTATCATTAGTTCAAAGATTCTGATTAGTAAACCCCTCTGCACTCAGTATGCTTATCCTGTATTACTACATCACGGATAAGTTAAGACACTACACGGTCACATACTGTCTACCCTTGGGAAGTAGAGATGGTGCATTACAAAAAGGGGATATTATTCCCCTTAAAATTTTCTTCTACCATTAGAATCAAATTGCTCATTGTCATAAGCCATTTGATATTCTGGTGTTGAACAGTTTATTATTTGTTCAACAATTTTGTTATTATAAGCAGATTTAAATTCTGCAATAGCTAATTCTTCTGAAGTAGCTTTAATAAGGTTATTACCTGTTCTTTGGTCTACTGACCAATAAATTTTAAAAGTTTCCATGGTTATATTATTTAGATTATTAATACCTGCTTGGATGAGAGTAATTAAAAGTAACAAGGACTCTTTTACAAAGTTGCGTTAGTTATTTCTAACTATTACATCCAACTTATACCTTGTTACTAATTTAAATTAAGCCATACCCTAATTAAAGGGTACGACTTATCAATGCTTTAAGCATTCTCGTTACGCAACCACTCTGGATTAGTAACTACTCCGTTAACTATACACATGTCTCTGAGTATTAGAAGGTTAAGGGTATAAATTAAGTACACTCACGCAGTACTTTCGGACGTTCTATGTCAAGTTTAAGACAAAACGGAAAGGTGCTCACGCACCAATCCATTAGTACGCGAATACCTTACGTGCACCCTTGGTAACAGACCAAGCAACACCGTCACGCTCCCCGTTAGCGTCACGCTCGGCAACGAATGTCCCGATTGTGAAGATACGGTCAGCGTCGAAGCCTGCGTCTACTACGCTCCCACGAATAGGAATGTACATAGGACGTCCGTCGTTGTCAACGTACAATACATTGCCGTCGATTAACTCATACTCTGTGTTATCAAGAGTACCTGCGTCCTGTACGGATATCGCTCCGTATAAAGGCGTGCCATAGACCTTTACAAGGCCTGCGAGCAATTCTAAATTTAATGCCATCGTCTTTTAGTTTAAGGATGATTCATTTGCGACGGGGAGTGTTTCCCCCCGCCCAGATTTAGTAGGGGTTCTGGTTATAGGTGCTAACCACTTTTGACTTACCATAATAAAAAAATAAAAATATAAGAGGGGGGATTACTTACTATGTACTGTAACCACTTCCGATACCTCATACCCAAAAAAATATACAGAATAAAAAATATAAAAAATATAAAATAATATCTAAGGTAAGTGGCTAAACGTAGCTACACACGTACATACATACGTTCGCACCTACTGTGTAGGTTTACCTATACATAGTCCAAAAACTATATAATATTAAATATCAGTTAGTTATGGTTTTTTACTACCATGTTTAGTAGGCTCTTACTACCATGTACGTGATAGTAATAACCTAACAAGCAATGGTAGTTGGACTACCACTTACATGATAGTACGTTCCATAACTATAATATTTTATAATTCCTACACAAAAATTAATTATTTATTAACTCATACTATTCATTAAGTATCCTATAATAATTAGTACCTTTGAAGACACCTTTAACAGATAAGATGAATATTAGAAAAAGAATGTTCTACGATATTGAGGTTTCCTATTTTATCATCAGCGCATGGAGACTAGGATATAATCTCTCAATACAACCCCATCAAATTATTAAGTACCCTGCAATTATCTGTCTCTCCTGGAAATGGGAAGGAGAAGATACTGTACAAAATCTTAGATGGGATAAGAAGCAATGTGATAAGACTTTGCTAACAAACTTCATAAAAGAGTTAGACAAGGCAAATCAAATTGTAGCACACAACGGTGACAGGTTTGATTTAAAATGGCTACGCACAAGAGCTGTCCTACACGGACTAGAAATGAAACCTAGATATGAAACTATAGATACTCTTAAGATAGCTAAGTCTCAATTCAGTTTTGCATCTAATAAATTAGACGAGTTAGGTAAATTCTTAGGAGTTGGTCAGAAAATTCCTACCGACTATTCCTTGTGGGATAGAATCTGTCAAGAAAAATCTCCTGAAGCGCTAGACGACATGGTTAAATATTGCGATGAAGATGTTAGATTACTAGAAAGAGTATTTGATAAGATACGACCTTATGGTAAAGCACAATTTAACTACGGCAAACTTTACGGGGACGACAATTGGTCTTGTCCAGAATGCGGTAATTTAAAAACTACAGTCAGCAAAGCCTACACTACAGCAATGGGTACACGTAGATATTATTTACGTTGCAAAATTAACAAATGCAATACTAATTTCCCAGTAAGTAATAAAACCTACCTTAAAATGATGGAGTGGAAAGTACTTAATCCTACTATTTAACTATCACCTTTATATATTTTTACTATCAAATTTGGATAGTAACTATATTATTATGATATTTGTACTATCAATTATGTATATTTGCAATGTATAAGTACAAGGATAATAAAAATAGGAAAATGATAGCAGTGTATCTAGATACAAAAGAAAGTGTATTACTAAAGTCTAATGATAGGACTTTCCATGTACTATTTCACATCTTACGTCAACTAGACTTTGAGAGAAATCTGTGGTATGCAGATAAAGAAAATAAAATAATCATCATGAACAAATTGGGAATATCACCTCCTACTTTAGATAAGCATCTAGCCTCTCTAAAGGAAAGGGATTTAATAAGAACAGCAGAAACACGAGGAAGATATAGATTAAATCTAGAAATCTTTTCAATGTAATGGCTACTGAGGATAAAATTGGAGAATTTATATCTGAGGATTTAGGAAAATTATTCAGAAGAGAGCAGGGTCTGGCAAATAGTTTTAAAGGTTATTGTGATAGACACAATAAAATATTTGAAACATCAATTTGCATGTCAGCATCAGATCCTGTTTTATTCACTTTACAAATTAGAATTAAAAATAAAGATAACAATGACAACAACGGAGAAATTAACAGAAATTAAAAAAGTATTAGCAACTTGTTTTATTAATGCTACTGACAAAGCTATGGAACATGGCTTACAGTTTAAATATACTTCTTACCCAGTGCCTGAAGAAAATGGATGGGCCCTAGATGTTATTGTCAAGGAAGCGGGGTACAGCGAGAGAACTATACAACAGTTTAGATATAAGAAACCTGATGATATAGATATTAAGAATATGGAGTATCATGTTATCTTAGACGTATTAGGTTCCTTAGCACAAGGTGCATTAATCACATGGTACGAAGTAGCTAAGATGTTAGCAACAGACACAGACTTACAAAAAACTATTATAGATGAAACAAAGAAAGGTAATATCACTTCCAACTAATGAGAGTAAGATATATCGTCAAATTCTAGCTTTCATGAATTTCATGTTAAATCTAACTCCACAAGAACGTGATGTATTAGCTGAACTTATTAGACTGGACAATGAGTACGAAGCTCTTCCTGCTGATAAGCGCGCGAAGTTTATTCTATCCACGGACATGCGTAAAGAGATTAGGGATAACCTGAACATTGAAGAGAAGCAATTTAATGTTATACTATCTAGACTTAAAAGCGATAAAAAATCCTTCATGGGCAAACCGTTACTGGGGGACAACAACGCCCTCCACCCACAATTACAGTTTAAGCCTGACCAAGACGGATTCCAATTTGAAGTAAATCTCATCATGACTACTATTCCTCCTACTACTAAGAAGTTTACAGAGGAATTGGACGAAGCTATTATGGAAAAGAATACTGAAGAACAAGATTACATAGAGGAACAAATTTGGAGCGCTCCCGTACACGACCCTGCAATGGAACATGCTAAAGCTACTATCAATGCCGAGAAAGATATTGATGCATCTAAAGTGCCCGTATTTGAAGAAGAAGAATTTGATTTTACTATAGCACCTCCTAATGACTAAACAAAGAGAAATACTTTTAGCAATAGCCAAGCGTCACGGGTTGAACATAGGCCAAGCAGAAGAAGTGTGGAATTTAATAGGAAGTAAAATAGCTGAGGTAATAAGTGACTTAGATAAGAAGACAGATGAATTATATGATGATAATAAATTTCAAGTAATTCATATAGATAATTTTGGTAAATTTATTCCTAATAAAAATAAAATAAAACATGCCAATTACTGCTTAAGATTAAAAATAAAAAAAGATGAACGTAACATTTGAAATAATTAACTCTAAAGGAATTAAAGAAAACATTACTTTCTTTACAATAGATGCCCTAGGTAAAGGTGAGCAAGTAAACACCTCTACTATATACAGTAATGGAATGCAATTTACTTGTACAATGCCTCTAGGAGAACTATGGGATAAAGTAAAAAGAATTAAGGATGATGAAAGCGCAGCACGAAAATAATTATTGGGATTTAAACATAGAACTATTACTTCTAGAAGAGTTTGGATTATTTTATAATAAAGATAAATCTAAACATAAAGAAGAAAGCTCTAGAATAATGTGGGCTATTAACTACGCGTACAATCCTGAATCTAAGTTTTTCAATTATCCTAACAAGCTTGAGGTACTAGCTAAAGACTTTATAAAAATCCCTAAGTTTAAATGGGATACTGTAAAAGATATAGTAGGAGTTTTTAAGAATCTAGTCTTATCTGACGTAGAAAGATCTCTAGTAAATTGGAATGAAATAATGGTACTACGTGATAATTCTCTTAAGGATCTCTACAGGGGAGCCATCAAAGCATCTGACACAGATGAACTAGTTAAGTTAGATAAGATGCTTAGTAACACTCCTAAGATGTTTGAGGATTATAAGAAGATTAGAAGAGACTACGAAGAAGAAAAAACTATTAAGAAAGGCAAGTCAATTGCCTCACTGTCAGACTCAGGAGAACTATAATTATGCTAGCAGAAATTTGGAAACATAGAAAAGAAATCTTAGAAGGAGTTACTAATACTCTTATAAAATCTAAGATGGTAGAAGATATTGCCAAAGATAGAATGGCTATATGTGATAAGTGTGAAGAAAAGAAAACAGACGGTTGCGCAGCAATGATAAAAGCATGCTGTAATATTTGTGGATGTTCTCTAGAATTTAAGACAAGGAGTTTAAGTTCTTCTTGTCCAGTAAACAAATGGCCAGCTTTAGAAGATTAATATGCTAATAGAAAATTCTAATTTCCGACTTAAAGATATTCCTAATTTCCATCCGTTATTAGAGCACTACGATCGCGTATCATTTTGGAAAGAAGAGAAACGTAAGTGTATAGAAGGTTATTGGGTCTCAGGTAAATGGATGCCAGGCCCTTTATACTACTACGTCAACTTTCACAACATACAATTTGAAGATGATACATCGGTAGCACAAGCATTTGGTCTACCGTTTCTGCGCGATATAGATTGGGAGTTATTTCTTATCTATGATGAATGCAGAGGATTCTCAGGGTTTGCCGATGATAAAGTATATACTTGCGACAGAAGATACGGGCCTGATAAAGCTATCTCTATTACTCTTAAAAGAATAACAGAAGCAGAAGCACAAAAGATGAAATACATTCCTGCTAGAGAATACTTAAGAAAAAACCACGGTAAATCCCTAGGCAAACCCTTATATAAAAATGCTGCTAAACATTTTATGTCTATTCAAGCAAGGGGGTCAGGTAAGAGTTATTCTACTTCAGGAATAGTTGCCCATAACTTTCTATTTGACGGAGCAACTGACTATGACGATTACTTAGCTAGAAGAAAGCTAAAGCAATATACTTCTTCAGAAAGTATAATAGGAGCCATCGATACTAAATACTCCGAGCCTTTAGTAGCAAAAGTAAAAACAGCCTTTGAGTTACTTCCAGGAGGATTTTCCCTAGGTGATGAAGAATATCCTGCACCTCTATTCTCAAGTTACTTTGGGTCTCTACAATCTAATAAGTATATTACAGCTAACTTATCTAAGTCTAAACTGTATCATAGAACCTTTAAAGATAATCCGCTAGCAGCTAATGGTACTCGTGCCAATTTAGTAGCACTAGATGAGGTAGGTTTCATGTATAATATAAAGGAATCTTGGGGAGCCATAGAAGCGATACAAGCAGCAAAGACTAAAAAGAACCTAGTTATATGGGCACTGGGAACAGGTGGACTTGTCTCAGGAAAAGCGGCCCTATATGCAGAAAGTATATTTAGAAATCCACAAGATTATAATTGCGTAGAATTTGAAGATATCTTTGAGCACCGTGGTAAGATAGGATATTTTGTGCCATATTCTTTAGTGCAAAACGAATTTAAGAAAGGTCCTAATCTAGAGACAGATGAAGCATTAGCAAGAGTTAATATAGAACACAGACGAGTCATCGCTAAAAAATCACCTGACCCTACGGTATATCAAACAGAGATTATCAACGGACCAATGGTTCCTAGTGAAGCATTCTTGGTACTAGAGGGCGCATTCTTCCCTACCTTGCAACTTAAAGAGCAATTGGCAGAAGTAGAAGGAGGCAAATATAAAAAGTACACAGAGGCATCCTTTAAGGGTCATATATCGTTTAACTCTAAGAATGAGCCAGAATTCTACACACAGCAAGATGCACAACCTATTAGAAAGTTCCCACTTAATAATAACGATGATAAAAAGAGTTGCATAGAATTATGGGTAAAACCACAAAAGAATGACGAAGGAGTTGTGCCTAGAGGGGTACATATCGCAGGAATTGACGTTGTAGATAAAGATAAGTCAACTACTGATTCCCTACCGTCTATAGTCGTAATGAATCGTTTTACTCGACAAATAGTTGCCGAGTATACAGGGCGTACAGGGGAAGCAAAAGATTTTTATGAAGTTTGTAGAAAACTACTACTATATTATAACGCAATAGGAATGTATGAGAAAAACCTTATTGGTCTTTACAACTACTTTGACCAAATGAAGTGTACATATCTATTGGCAGATACTCCTTATCAGCTGAGATCTACAGATACTTATAAAGCAGGAACTAACACAGCTAAAGGTATTAATGCTTCTGGTACAGTTAATGCTGAAGCAAGAAACATGATTAAATCTTGGTTACAAGAAAGAATATCAGAGAAATCTGAGACAAGAGTGTATGAAACATTATATTCTCCCGCTATGATAACAGAGTTAGTAATGTGGAATCCTAGTGGTAACTTTGATAGGGTATCTGCACTAGGAATGCTAATGTGGTTAGACTCTACAATGTTCAAAGAGAACGTAAGACTTAAAGAAGAAGTTAAAGGTTTTATGGATGATCCCTATTGGGCAAACATGGGAGTTTTAAAAAAGAAACCAATATCTACTATTAATTCCAATTTTTATCCATAAATTTGTATCTTAAATAAATTATTACTATGAGTTCTCCAGTTAAAATGCAAGGATATATTAGTTTCCCTAGACAGAAGCTACCTGATTCCAAGAAAGACGACAATTGGTTTAAAAAGAATATAGACTTTGCAGAGCACTTGTTAACCTCTGATGTTAACCTACGCTCTAATTTTAAAAACAAAAAGAGTAACTATAATTTAAGGGCTAATATAATTAACGTTAAAGATTTTGAAAAATACATTAATCCAGACAATCTGGACCTTGAATCATTACCTGCATCTTTTCAGCATGTGGGCATTGAGAATTCTAAGATTAATCTTTTACTAGGAGAGTATTCTAAAAGAAAAAAAGAATTTAAAGCTTATATTTCTGCTAATGACTCTGACGGAATAGGACGTAAGGAAGAAGAATTAATGAATCAAATTAAATCTGAACTTACAGATATAATTAAATCTACTTCTATCTCAGATGAAGAAGTGCAGAAAAGATTAAAGAAATTAGAAAATTACCAAACATACGAATACCAGGATGTAGCAGAAATTACTGCTAATAAAATACTTAAGAAAGAATACAAAGAGGGTGACTTCGATTTTACTTTCCTACGTACCTTTGAAGACTTACTAGTTGGAGGGGAAGAAATAATGTATTGTGGAGTACTTGGAGGCAATCCAGTAATGAGAAGAGTAAATCCTATGAATGTCTATACAATGGGAGGTAACTCTATGTACATTGAAGATGCAGATATTATCGTTGAATACGGATACAAATCTGTTGGACAAATAATTGATGACTATTGGGAAGAACTTTCTGAAGATGATGTAGATTTCCTAGAAAGAGGAAAAACAGATGCTTCTGCAGGAGGCGGTGGTATAGGACTTAATAGAGATATTTCTGTATATGATTATTACGGAGAACAAGGAGCACTAAGTATTTTCCATCCTAATGAGATGGGAACTAGGACTTTCTCAGGAGCCTTTGATACATACGGAAACGTAAGAGTACTTAAAGTATGTTGGAGATCGAGAAGAAAGATTGGGGAATTAACTTTCTTTGACGATGACGGCCAGGAACAAAAAGATTGGGTTCCCGAAGATTACAAAGTTAAAAAAGATTTAGGAGAAACTGTAAAATGGATATGGGTAAATGAGTGGATGGAAGGTACTAAAATTGCTGACCATATTTATACGGTAATGCGCCCTGTACCTTATGCTTCTAAATCACTTGTAAATAAATCTAAAGGAACCCCTCCATATGTAGGCTCAGTAAACTCTACCAATGACTACAAAGTTCAGTCCTTAATGGACATTATGAAACCTCTTACATACTCTTATGACATTGCCTATTACAAAAGAGAGCTTGAAATTGCTACATATAAGGGTTCCTTTACTGCTATCAATTCCTCCCTTATACCTTCAGGTTGGGACCCAAAAGAGTGGATGCGATATGTTACTATAAATAAGTTTGCTTGGCTAGACCCAACTAATGAAATACTTAAAGGACCTTCTCAAGGTAAATCCGCGGGAGCCTTTAATACACTTACTGCTACTCAAGTAAATATAGGTGACCCTCAAGCAATTGGGATGTATACTAACTTACTAGTAGATATAGAAAATACTTTAGGCAAACTAGCAGGCGTATCAGGCGCGCGCGAGGGTCAAGTAAGTAATAGACAATCTAACGGTAGTGTAGAGACGGAAGTATCACAAACTTCTCATATTACTGAAAAATGGTTTGCAATAGATGCTAACTTCCGTAAAAGAGTTCTTACTAAATTCCTAGAAGCTTGTAAATATGCATACAAGAAAAACCCTAAGAAAGGACAGTTCTTATTAGACGACATGGGCCAACATATGGTGACTAAGTTTGATGAGTTTGTTTCTTCTGAATATGATGTGCATATTTCTAATTCAACTAATGATACCCAGTTATACGATGATCTTAGAGCACTTTCTCAAGCAGCTATCCAAAATGGCCAAGCTACTATCTCAGACCTTATTGCAATTACACAATCTGAATCTGTACAAGAAGTCTCAAGACGTTTAGAAGATTCTGCTAGAAGAATTAAAGAAGAAGGTCAACAAATGGAAGAAAAGAAAATGGCTTCTCAAGAAGAGCAAACTAAAGCAATGCTTGAAGATAAAAATGCTCAACGTCAAATAGAAGTTAAATTCCATGATGATGATATCGCAGTAAAACGTGAGCAAATACAAGCTGACTTACAAATTGCAGGTATGAAAGAAATGAATACTAATACTAGACATGCTATAGACGGAGAAAGAGTTGATACAGATAAAAACGGAATAGACGATTATTTAGATATCAGACGTACCGATGTAGATGAGAAATATAAACAAGATCAGATTAGATTAGGAGAAGATAAATTAACTGAACAAATAAGATCTAATACTGCTAAAGAAGAAATAGCAAGAGAAAAAGTAAATAAACCAACTAAATAAAGCTATAGCCCTATAGGAGAAATCATAAAAAATATATAGGCTATTTATAAAAATTATTTTAATATTGTAACTAATTAACGACAGCAAATATGAGTGAAGAGATTAACGACCTATTTGAAGGACTTCAAATAATGTCAGCAGCAGAATTAAATTCAGCCGTGGAATCTAAAAATGAAGACGGAGAATCTTCAAAAGAAGATTCGGAAGAATTTACTTTAACTCCAGTAGCATCTGAAAAAGGAGATGATGATACTACTAGAGAGAATAAAACAGTAACAGCGAGAGCTGAAACTAACAATAGTTCTAACGAGAACAAGAATGAAGTAGTTTACAAGGCCTTGATGAAGGAACTAGTTAACTCAGGAGTTTTAACCGTTGAAGAAATGGAAAAGCTAGATGAGATGCCAGGAACCTTTGATTCAATTAAAGAGTTAGTAAACAAAACAGTTGAAACAAATTTTAAAGCTAAAGAGAACAGCTGGAAAAGTAACATGTCTTCTGCAAAGAAAAGATTTTTAGAAATCGAAGATGCATTTGACGAAACTGACCAAGCAATCTTAATGGCACAGAGATTAGAGTTCTTTGATACAGTAAATATAGATACAGTTAGAGCAGATGAAAATTTGCAAAAGCAAATATACTATGAGCAGTTAAAAGCTAAGAACTTTTCAGATGCAGATGCAATAGAAGCGATTGATGATGCAGTCTCTGTTAATAAATTAGAGGAAAAAGCTTTGAAAGCAATTCCTGAATTAAAAGCAATGTCTCAACATGTAGTTAATCAGTCTAGAAATAACAAAGAGTTAAAAACTAAAGCAGAACAAAAAGCTCAGATGGATGCTTTTGAAAATCTACTAGGCAATATAGATTCTAGAGAAGGTTTTATAGATGGTTTAAATCTCAATAAAGTCTCTAAAGATAAATTAAAAGGCAATATAGTAAACCCTGTTTACACGGACCCTAAATCAGGAAAAGAGTTTAACAGTTTAATGTATAAGCAACAAAGAAACCCAGTAGAGTTTGAAATGTTGATTAACTACTATGACACATTAGGCCTATTTAACCTAGACAAAGAAGGTAAGTTTAAACCTGATATTACTAAGTTAAAGAACGTAGCAAAAACAGCAGCTATCAATGAATTAGATAAAGTCATTGCAGCTGAAGAACAAAGAGGAGTAGGTCGTAACACATCTATGGAAACCTCACAAAAAACAGAAGGTATACTTAGTCTCCTCGAAAGAGCGACTGGTGGAAAATAAAATAAATTTATTCGTTTAACAATTAATAACAAAAAACAAAAATGGCTCAATTACTCCCATTACAACGGTATGAAGCTAAAGATTACAATGGTTTGGTTACTGATAACCACTTCCATTCTTTGTATCAACAAAAACCTCAGTTGATTAGTAATGTAATTAAACAAATTTACAAGACTAACCTACAAGGTAAATTACGTGAATTCGTAGATCGTTTCCCTGTAAAAGAAGTGGAACAAGAAAACGGATTTTATAACTGGATGTTGCAAGGTCAACACGATAAGAATCTTCCTCTAGTAGATGCTGAAACTATTGACGGACGTACTATTTCTGCAGGGACTTTCCCAGCAAACATTGGTGCTAACGGAGAACGTTTTTACTTAATCTTTGACGAACCGTTGTTTGAAGAAACTAACGTACTTCGTGGAGAAGTTGATGATTATCACTTGTTGGTTAAGAAAGCGATGGACGCAGGTTCTCGTTACAAAGTTGAAGTTGAATTAGTAACTGATAACTCTACTAAGTCTGTTCCTTCTGAGGAATTGTCTGTTGGAGGTCGTTGGTCTAAATTCTATTCTCTTTCTCCTTCTACATTATCTTACCAAGGTGCTAAGCCTTATTTCACTTCTCCTTGGAGAATGGAAAATCGTCCTTCTACATTACGTATGGAGTATGAAGTTGCAGGTAACACAATCAACAAAGGTAAAAACGAACCATTAGAGTTTGGATTTAACTACAAAGGACAACAAGAATCAATTTGGATTAACTATCAAGATATGGTAGCTCATCACCAATGTGAAGAAATGTTTGCTCGTATGTTGATGTACGGTAAGAAAAACTGGACAGCTGACCACAAATACTTGAACAAAGATGACAAGACTAAATATGCTATCGAATCAGGTGCAGGTTTCTTCGAGCAAATTGCTCCATCTAACGTTCACTACTATAACTCTTATGACCTTGATTGGCATTTAGAATTATTGTTAGACATGGGTGTTGGTAAAATTGAAAGAGGTAAGCGTGTAATTCACTTGTTAACAGGAGAATTCGGTGCTATTGAAATTTCTAAGCAAATCCAAGCTAAATCAGGAACAGGTAAATTCACTGTAATCTCTGATAAGTTCTTAATGAGTAACACAGACCCAGGAAACTTAGGTGGTAAAAACACTAAAGGTTTAATGGAGCCACAGTGGAACGTGTACGAATGGTACAATGGAGTTGTTATTATGGTTGAGATCGTTGATTTCTTCGATGATGATGTTTACTTCCCTCAACGTCACCCTGATGGAAAAGGTCTTGTAGAATCTCACCGTATCTTAGCTTTAGACTATGGCGACAATGCAGGTATCTACCGTGTTAAACCAAAAGGAGTTCCAGATTACAACTGGGCATATATCCCAGGTATGAGAGACCCGTTCTCTCCTGCAGGTAAAGGTTCACCTAAAATGGTAGCTTCTCCAGTAGACGGATACTCAGTACACTTCCAGAAGTGGGGTGGATTGATGATTGAAGATCCTACTAAAGTAGTAGATTTACGTCTTTCAGTAGAGAGATAATAAATATAAAGAATGTATCCCCTTGGAGCTAATCACTCCGAGGGGGCATTTTTAATAAGAGAATTAATAATTGACAGCAAAATAAATGGAAACAACGACAGCAGAAAAAGTGGTTTATGGTACATTTCTACAAGATAGAATTGTTGCAGTAAAACCAGTAGAATCATCAGGGAAATGGAGTACCCTATTAGTATCTGGACAGGACAATAAAAAAGACCCGTTCATTTATAACAAAGCAAAACGAAGCTACCAATTGCCTCTTAACAATGCAAACTTAGGTGGAGGAGTTAAAGTAATTTTAGACGATCAAAAGAGAGTTAAAATTCAAAAATACATGGAGTCTTTTCCTAACGGAATGACCCAAAAAGAGTTCTTTGAAAAAGAATTAGGAGTAAATTTAAACCCTACTCTTAAGGCTGAAGAAAACTTCTGGAGAACAGACAGAAGAGGTAGAGTAGTAATGACTAAAGAAGGTACTACACTAAATCTTAATCTTTCTCTAGACATGCTTAAGTATCTTATACTTATAGCTAATAAGTCACTAGTATCTCCTTCATACGAAGATAGAACATTGAAAGCGACTTATGAGTTTATGATTGTAGATGAGAGCAAAGTAACTACTAAGAAATTAGCAGAGGCAAGTGTTAAGGCAGATGCGTTTATTAAGTATGCAGAAATTACAAATAGTAAGAAAGCTACTATTGGATTTATTAAATCCCTAGGTAGAACTATTCCTGCGACCGCAAGTGAAGAGTGGATAAAAAATGAAGTCTTAAATATTGCAGATAATAACCCTGCATATTTCTTAGAAATTGTTAATCATCCTCAATATAATGAGCGTATCTTTGTACAAGAAGCTGTAGAAGCAGGTGCAATTATTCGTAAAGGAGAGAAGAGATACACACTTGACAACGGTGCTGAGTTAGGAGATATGACAGATGTTATTAACTACTTACTTAACCCTGATAATCAGGAAGTAAAACTTAGAATTAAAGCAAAAATTGATTTAGCAAAACGTAACTAATTATGACTGCAAACGAAATGGCTGATGCATTAGAATTAAAACTAGACAGAAGTGATAGTTTTGGTTCCCCTGGATATGAAGATTTTGAATTATCTTCTGTCCTAAGTGAAGCTAATAGTTTATATGTTAAGAAGTACTTTGATGAATTAAACAACAGAAAAGGTAAAGGCTTCCAAGAAACAGAAATTAGAGACCAAGGTTTGGGAGCGTTAATACTAGACGCTCCCTCCCTCGTTTCTTCAGCTTCACAAGTTGGTGTAATAGTCAACCCTAATGTAGTTGGAAAGTTCTTTGACTTACCGTTGAACCATATGTATACTATCTATGAAGAATGTACAATAGATAAAATAGAATGTGGAACAGCAAAAACTAGTATAGTTGCTTATGTAACTCCAATAGCTCATACAGAAATGCAGAGATTTAATTGGAGTAAGTATAAGAAACCTTTCTATAATATTTCAGGAGACTCAAGAGTTTGGAGATCTGAATTTTCTAGACAAGTAACTGGAATTAATCCCGCGTCACCTGCAACTGCAAAGAGGCACGAGATGTTTACAGACGGTACTTTTAACATTACAGCATATCACATGCGCTATGTTAAAAACCCTGAGAATATAGTAGTAGATAGAAATACTCCTACTAACCAACGTAACTGTGAACTAGATACTTCTACTCACATAGTTATAGTAGACATAGCAATGAGCTTAATGTCTGATAGAATAAGAGAACAAAGAATGCAAAACATAGAGCAATTTAAAGAGCTCGAATAGATAATAATAATATAACAATAACAATTTAAAATTAAAAAAAATGTTAAGAAAAGCAAACAATGTATTCAGTGTTATACTGGATGATGTTACTAAAGCATCAGCAGCTTTGCCTGTTGCAGCAACAACTGTTACTGACGCAAATCTATCACAAGGTTCTGTAGTAGTAGCAGATTTAGGAAACAATCGTTTAAGTGTCGCAGCTTTTGCAGCTTTACCTGCTAACGGTCAATTCCGAATTCTACAAGGATTAGGTGCAGGACTTCCATTAATGAAGTCCCCTATTTTAACTAAAAACAGAGTATTTGCTACTGTGTCTAAGCACGTAGAAGCTCAACAACAAATGACTATCGTTGGTTACAACGGAACTACAGGTGCACTCCCAACAGCTAACGATACTGATTTCTGGATCAAAATCCGTAAGCGTGATAATGATGCAGCTAACCGTTCTCAGCCAATGAGTTTATTTGCTGGACCAGTTCGTACAGACGCTACAGGTACTCAAGAAGAATTAGCTTACTTGCTAGTTCGTAACGGTTTGAAAAACTTCAAGGATGAGCCTGCTAATCACTACCTTAAATTTGAAGCAGTTTCTGATGCAGCTCCAGCAGCTTCTAATACAGGAGACGCAACTAATGGTTCTCGTGATATCACAGGTATTACTATTACTACAGAAGCTGTAGGAGACACTGTTGTAATCACTGACTCTGTAACAGGTTTAACTGCTACATACTTGATTACTGCAGTAGGCGCTACTTCAGTTACTTTGAACTATGCTTACCAAGGAACTACAGAATTAGCTGCTGCATACGATTTCGGTGCTGCAGGTACTAACTATGGTGTACGTCTTACAGGTATTCAAGCTCCATTTAACGTAAACACTTTCCGTGATTACTATGCTAATCGTTTCACAGCTACTTTCTCTGATACTTCTACATTAGTATCTCACATGCAAGGAGCATTTAACGGAACAGGTATGTGGCAACAAGTTGCTATGGACGAATACATGTCTTACGGATTTGAAGGTGAAAACAATCAATTGGCTGTTCCATCTACTCCACGTACACAAGAAGTTAAGATTCCTGGAACAGGTATTTATACATCTTTGACTTCTAAGTATTCTACTTTGACACTTGCTTGGGAAGAAACTATCTCAGGTCTTGTATCAATGGATGGTGGAAAAGGTGCAGTAATTGTAGACCTTAACCTTAGAAATAGTGCAGGAACAGGTGTTCTTGTAGGATCAGCTTCTACAGGATTAGAGCTAGTAAACGTTTTAGGACCAATTTACGGTTTTGTTGCGGCTGCTTTTAACGAGTAATTCTCCAACCCTCAGTAGCCCGTCACGAAATTTTGCTGTCGAGTGATGGGCTACTATATTTATTTTTATTACCTTTACTAAAATTTCAATCCTATGAGTTTACTTCCTCAAATATCTTTATCATTAGGAAACAAATGCAACACTGTAACTATTGAAGAGTTAACAGGTTTATATGTAGCTAGTACTAACATAGGAGGTTGGGGAGGCACTAACATTGACACTAGTGTTATCACTTATGCAGCAGTTAATGTATTTCCTTTTACAGGAAGTGCAATCTCAGCATCAGGAACAGGAGAAATTACAGGAACTCTATTCACAGATACTACTCATATTTCAGGATTATTTCAAGTAGGACAACAACTTATTGGTACAGGAATTCTACCTGGAACTACTATCATTGGAGTTATCACAGGAACAGGAAACAATAACGGAGGAACTTACATTGTAAATTATTCTCAAACAGTATTACCAACTACTATAGCAGGTATACCTGTATTAGCTTCTTACCCATTATTTGATGGTACAGTTGACGTATTCTCAGGATTACCTTCTGCACCAACTCCAGCACCTTTTATAGCACTTCAAGACCAAACTTGGTCTAACGTTGACGGAATTTATGAAATAGTTTATACAGTCACAGACGGTATAGATGTTTATACTAACGAAACTCAACATGAATTGTTCATTTGTAATTTATGTAATTGCAAAGATAGTTTAGTAATTAAACTTATTGATGCTTGTTCTACTATTGCTGTTAAAGCTTTAAAAGAACAAGTTGATCAAATGGAAGTATTTATTTATGGAATCCAATCAGCGTTCAGCTGTGCAGATTTTGATACTGCTGAGAATATTATCACAGCAGCAACTAATTATTGTACAACAATATCTAATTGCAGCGGTTGTGGCTGCGGAGGATGTTAATCTAGTTTATTATGTGTGGATGTAAAGACTGTAAAGGTATAACACTTTTTAAAGGCGCTGATGGACGGGGCATTACTTCTATTACAGATAATGGAGATGGCACTTTAACTGTATTATACACAGATGGGACTACTTATATTACTCCAGATTTTACAGGCCCTCAAGGGATTCCAGGAACACCAGGTATTGATGGGCAAGGTATTGATCATATATCTTTAACCACAGGTACAGGAGCGCCTGGAACAACAGATACATACACTGTTTGGGGTGACGTAGGAGAAACTATTAACTTAGGAACATTTGATGTCTATAATGGTGTTAATGGAATCAATGGTACAAACGGAACTAATGGAACAAATGGTACTAATGGTACTAATGCAGACGCTTTATTCAATCCATGGATAAATTTACCTTTAGTCAATGGTTGGGTCATAGATGTGTCCCCTCAATATTGTAAGAGCAACTCTAATTTAGGATTATTAAAAGGAAGTGTGTATAAGGACTTCACTGCCAATGCAATTAATGATTTGATAGCTACACTACCCGCAGGATATAGACCCATAGCTAATTTACGAATACCTGTTTATTGGGAAAGAACAAATGCAACTGTAACTCAATTTGATACCAATAATTTTATGAGTGTATCTTTGAATAGTCTGGGAGAACTTAGACTCTTACTAGCAATAGGCGCAGGTGATTCTGCAGGAAGAATTACATTAGATTTAGCGTCTATAATATATAGAATAGAATTATAAATAATTAAAAATATGTGTGGTTGTAAAGATTGTCAGGGAATAACTTTATTTAAAGGAAAGGATGGACGAGGAATAGTAAGTATTACTGCTCAAGAAGATGGTACTTTTATTTATCTATATACAGACGGTACAACATACATAAGTCCTGATTTAACGGGCCCTGAAGGTCCTCCAGGAAGCTGCGCATTTGTAGAAGTAGTAGGAGAAAATGATATTGTAGTAACAGAAAATACTGTAGGGCTTGTTACTACTTATACGGTAGGAAGACCTAAAGAATTTTTTTATGCTGAAGTTCCAACAGGAGCCAATGTGGATGATGGAACGTTTGCTTATCATTTTCCTGTAGGATATACAGGATTAATTTATACTAATGGAACACTAGTTTCAAAATCATATTTAGTTCAAGGATCATATGATACATCAGGAGGCTTTATTAATAATAGCTCGGCTTATGGTAATTGGGTAGAGGGAGCTATAATTAAAACTGTTCTTGCTATTGATACTGTTCAATGGGAATCAAGTAGTCAAATAAATCTTTCTATAAATTTATTTAATGGTCCTAATGGAGGAGATGTTGTTGATGAGGGAACTACAGATTATGTAGTAGATAATTTAGGAAATCATGTTGAAACAAGATTTAGTGTTATTATAATTCCTTCAAACGTATGCTTCTTTAAATATTTAACACTAGCTCCTGGAGAAAGTGTTAGTTTACAGTTTAAAGCAAAACCAGGAGAAGTTGCATTATTAAGAAAAGCTCAGTTTGTTGTACAAGAAATGTAAAATGGTTGAAGAACTATAATATAATATTAAAAAAATAACTTTATATAAATGGGATGCCCTAACGACATATTATTTGGTTATACTTATTTTGGGGAATCTATTATTACTGTAGGACCTATTACTCTTGTGCCTACAGGTACTTATGGTGGAAAAGATTCTTATACTTGGTTTGATGCTACTCTTTTATTAGACCTTATTATTCGTTGGGATATTGTAAATAATAGATGGGAGTTTGGATATGATGACGGAGGATTTAACTTAATAGCTTTTTTAAATTATATTCCTACAGATTGCCCTGTAGATCCAAATGAAGCATTTAATTGGACTACTGTTCTAAGAAATTGGACAGAAGTTAATAGTGCTTACGGTCCAGAAATAAAGCCTTCATTAACACCTGAACAAGAATGTTTCCCTTTACTAGTGTGGAATAAACAATGTGAATTTTCTAAATGCGTTTATAATTATGTACAATTACTGCAATTTGGAGCAGCACCTTGTGATGCTTTAGATGAATTAATGAATAAAAGAAGAGCTTTAGAAATTCTTAACTGTTATGATGTTCGGGATATTCCTGATAATACTACGGATTACAACGTCCTAACTTACGCACAAATTAAAAAATTATTAAACTAATTACTATGATAACTTACGAGATAAAAATCCCAATTACTGCAGATATTAGAGAAATTTTCTTTAATAGAAATACTAATAAATTATCCTATAAAAATGATTTAGGAATTGTTACTGCTATTGTTGGCGAAAGCGGAACAACTGCAACGGTCAACATCACATCTGCTCAAATACTTGCAATGGGTACAACTCCTATTGAGTTATTACCTGCTCCTGGAGTTGGGATGTATTATGATATTGAAAAAGTTGTATTAGAATATACACATTTAACAACGTCATACGATTTAGAAGCTGGTAATTTGATTAATGTCAGGTCTTCGGATAATTGGAAATATATAGGCTTAACAAAAATTGGTGCTTTACAAACACAAAATAGAGTTACAACACTTATATTAACTGGTGCAGAAATTGATAATACTAATAACTTTGTACAAGGTGGATGGAGAAATTTAAACACTTCTATTATTTTGGACACTTACTACGGCACTAATCCAACCCTAGGCAACGGAACACTACGAGTTAAAATCTACTATAAGACAATTACTTTCGGAGCGTAACAAATAGCAATTACAAAAAATTATAAATAAATAAAATTATGTCACAAAGAGAAGTAGCCATAACAGGCGGTCCAAATAATACCAAAGCGATGGTAACGGGACAAGAAGAATTATTAGTAAAAGTTAATTCTTTGACCCTTACAGGATCTAACCTAGACGCAAAAACAAAAACTCCTAATTTCTTAAGACCTACAGGAGTTTTAGGTACAATTGCAGCAGGAACATTTTCTATGTCTTTTGCAAGTGTAGGAACTGCTAATGCTAAAGTAGGTGGAATGATACTTAAACCTGGAGAAACAATAAATTTTGATGCGGGTGCATTAAATAATACTTTAGGAGCTGTAGCTTATGATACTGTAACAGCAGGTGCTGAGTTAATTATTATTACACTTATATAATGTCTACACATATAGACATATCTCCTAATTTAGTTGGCTATACAAGTAGATTATATACTCAGACAAATTCTAGTACTCCTGTAGCAGCTACTGCTGTTGAGGGCAGTTTATTAGATGGTGGAT